AATCCTACTTTAACAGAAAGATTAACTCTATCTCTCCATTCAAAAGGAGTCATAGGGACAAACTCACCTCTAATTCTAACTAATTTTTCTTTTTGCTGATACTTGCAAAGTAATTCGAATATCTTAATACCTAAATCTTTTACACCAGTTTCTGCAAATGTTCTTGCAATCAACTCCATTCTCATTTGAGATTGAGTTAGAACTTGATTCATGCCTGTAGCTGTATCTACATTTAAAGCGTCAGCTTGTAATCCTTGTGCAGTTTTTGTAACGCCTGATCTAGCTTCTCTTACAGAATCTAAATAAGCTAATAATCCTGATGCTTGTTCTGTAATAGGTTGAGCTGTCATAACCTGCATAACATTAGAAGGTGGTTGTTTAGTTCTTACAATACCACCAGGTCTATTTGTTAATAGGTCATCCATAGCTACTTGACCATCTTGAATAGCTATTCTGTTATTATTAGTTAGATACATATTATCTAACATTTGTCTCATAACAGTAGATTTAATTAATTGTATATCTTCAATAAGTTCTGAAACAGATCTACCATAGAATCTGTGAGGCATAATAATTGGTGTCATTGAAACAAAAGGTATTGAATCAATTTCATCCATAGCTAATATTCTATATGATCCAGTTCCTGCTAAACAGATCTTATGAAGTTCTGATTTACCATCTCCATTAAGATCTAGTCTTACATAACATTCATGAATTAATACTTCGTCTGTAGATTTATCACCTCTGTCTTGTGGTGCAGAAAAATCTGTATCTTGGTATCTAACTTGTCTATCTTCTAAATAATATTCTGCATCACCAGTTGGTAGGTTATTTACAATCTCAGGATCATAACCCATTTCTATTAATGCATGTCTAGTCATATTAACTCTATGACAAACAAAGTTAGCAGAGTCTATTGATTTAGCTCTACGTTCAATTAAAAATTCTTCAGGTGGGATTGGGTCAATCTTTACTTGACCATACATTTGTGTTTTGTAAATGACAACATCATGAAACTTAACTTTGTCTATAACTTTACCATTGTCATCTTCAAATTCTTCTTCGTATTCTTTATGCTCTGATACTGATACTTCTTTATCTGCAATAAGAAGATTGTATTCATCTTCAGTTAATCTTTTGTATTCTTCTCTTGAAGTCTTTTCAGAATCATCCCAGTATACTTTTAGAATACCATTCTTCTGAACAAGTGCATCTTTGAATGCTGTATAAATAGCAGAAAAACCTCTGTTCTCTTTATAGAAAACATGGTTAATATAATCACTAGCTTGTTTAGCAACCTTTTCATCTTCAGGCCCAGCAGGTTCACAATGAAAGATATTATCTCCTGCTGTAAAGATCTTCATTAAAGATGGCATCAAAGACTCTACAGTATCTGATACATCTGTACTTACTACTTGAGATCTACCTTCTTGTTCATTACCAAAAGGTTTACCTAAATAATATTCTAATGATTTTCTTCTACGAGTTACTATCTCACCACCAATGTAACCTGATGATGCTCTAAGCTCTCTATTTAATATTGATATAATTTGATCTTCTGTCATACGATATATTTATAATCTACATTTATGGGTCTTTGCCAATCTGATGTATCTATCGGATCATGTACACATCCGTATCTAAATGCATCAGCTGCGTGTGAACACCAGTCATGCAGAGGTTTATTTTTAAAAACTTGGTTCTTCTCATCCCATTGTTTTCGATATTGTCTTAATGCATCTAGTCCTAATTTACATTTTTCTCTATCAAACCAACAATGTGGTAAAGCATTCCTAACAGATTCTATACCATGATCAACCTCTAATTTAGGAGCTACCTCAAAGTCTATTCCTAGTTCTTGAGCTACTTCTAATCTAGATTTCCCAGTACCAAGCTCTCTTGCTTGAATATCATGAGGTGCGATATGTCTTTCATAAGCATAGTTTTTATCCTCTAAGACATCTGCATAATGGGCTAAAGACTCACCTGAGTTTTCATAATAATCTATGACGTGAATCTCCTCACCTACTCTTTGTACAAACCAAATAGCTGTCGAATCCCCAATACCTAAATCCCACCATGTCTCAACACCAGCGTGTTCTTCAACAGGCAAACTCCCAATTCTTTTTTCGTTATCAGCTTTGGTTATAAGTTTTCCATAATAACTACCACTTACAGCAGCTGTGAAAGAACATTCAAACTCTTGGTTATATTGTTCTTCAGTCATTATAGACTGAGCATCTTTTAATTCTTCCATAGGCACTACGCCTGTTTCAGATGCTCTATACATTTTTGCAAACCAGTCTTTATTACCTCGTTGTGCAAAATCGTAAACTTCCCAAAACTGATTATGACCCATAGGAGTTCCTATGAACATTACCCATCCTAAAGTATCAGCGACTGCTGGACGTATAATCTCAGTCCAGGTTCTTGGTGCCATGATAGCAAACTCATCCATCACAACTCCATGAAACCCCATACCTCGAAGGGAGTCAGGATGATCAGCTCCAAATATTTGAAGCGTAGATCCGTTAAACAATTCTATTTTTAATTCTGTTTCGTTTTTTGTACCACCTAAATACATTAGTGGCTTTGTATAAATTTTTAAATATTCCCATGCAATAGATTTACCTTGTCTGTAGGTTGGTGCTATGAATGCACACTTACGCATAGGTTTTGCGACTGCTGTTTTAATTAATTGATTGATAGATAAAACAGACTTACCAAATCGTCTATGACATACCAGTACATTAAATCTTTTTAAATTATTATGTACTTCTCTTTGTAATGGACGAGGCGTGTAAGGTATTACTATAGACTTACTTTTCGTCTCCCCATTTGATGTTGATTTTGATTGGGCCATCAGATCCAAGTTTTGTCGTAGTCGTAGCTAGTTTTGCATGAACGTAAGGTGCAGCTTTCTCTGCTGCCATCATCTTTCTTTCAGGAGATGACATTGGGTTATTTAATATTGATAACATATAATCCAAAGGGGAATGGTTATACTTGACTGCTAAATCATCAAGCATTTTCCATTTCTTTGCACAAGTAGATCCTTTGGGTCTACCTGCACCCTCTCTTTTACCACCACGTTCTGCCATAATTATTTAAAATAAGTTCTTATATCAGGTTGCGATACAATTTGATTTCGTAGATCTCTACCTTCTCCTGGTTTTGGAGCTTTTTTGTATCTTCTTTTTTTAGCACCTGCTAAATACAATCCTCCAGCACCAATAGCTGCAAGTCCACCGAACTTAATACCTTTTTTTACAAAACTTCTAGCTCTTGATAGCATTGCTTTTGGTTTTGAGTATTTAACAAGTGCTTTTTTCATTATTTTTTACCTTTTTTTGCTTTTTTCTTCTTCATTTTAGCTTTGATTATCTTTTTTTGCAAAGCCATTGGAAGTTTACTTTGTTTTCCTATTAACATTAGTACCCTTTCATTTTTTTCATCTTCTTACCAGACTTTTTTGCATAAGCTTTAGCAGCTTTTTTACCTTTTTTGGTATATGCAAACTTTTTCTTTCCTACCATTGGCATATTTATTCTCCTTTATAGTTTTTAATGATACGTTTTATACAATCAATACACTTTTGTATGTATTTTTTCAATAGTTTCATCGTAATAACCCCTGCATTCTGACATCTCGTTGTGTGGCAGCACGAGGTGCCATTGGTTGTCCTCTACCCATCTGCATTAGCTGTGGGTTTTTAGACATTTGATCATTCAATAAGCCACGTTGTCTCTCGACTTCAGGTAGTAACTTAGCTTTTATGATATTCTGAAGTTGTTGAGCCTCATCTTGCGATAAGTTCATAAGGTCGTCTGCTAGTTTTTCTAATCTATTTGCCATTTTTTTTCTTTTTAAATTCGTAACCTTGAGATTTTTTAAATATAGCTCCTACACCTGCTCCAGCAGCAAATGCTGTTGCCCCTTGACCAAAAGTTATTGGAGTAGCTTTAGATAACTTTCTAATATCTTTATATGTTCCAGTTGACTTGATAGCTGATTTTACTTTAGATGCTCCTTCCATTCCTTTAAAAATGGCTACACCAGTAGCTTTGTCAACTTTCTTTAATCCTGTAGCTGCTGCCATTTTGGCTTTGGTAATTTTTTTACCTGCTTTTGTTTTGCCAAATTTTTTGGATGCTTTCATTACTCTGCTTCCAAATTTTGCCCATTTTATCATCGTCCTTGTCCTTTATATCGTTTACGTTTAGGTATACGCTTAGAATAACTCTTAGCATGTCTACCTGGTCTTTTACGTGGCTTTTCACGTTCCCACGTTATTTTACCTATATCGGCCTTTTTCTTTTTGGCCATTAGTCATCTAGTATGTCTTTTATGAAAGACGTAGCTAGAACTCCACTCGTTACTTTTCTACGAGTTGATGTGCCTAGTGTTGATGCATAGGCAGTCCTATAGCCTTTACTGATTTTGTCAGTAGCACCTGCTGCCATAGTTGAAGCTTTACCTGCTGGTATCTTCTTCATGACTTTGTCAGCTGTAGGCTTTATCATTTTTTTGATTTTGCTCGGCCTTAAGCTTTTTGCTATGCCATAGCCAAATCTTGCTAATGATGCGTACATATTGTTTTCTCCTATTGTTGTTTATAATGATTCTAAACTAAAACCCCCCATTGGGTCTAGCTGTAACAAACCCCCCTATATTTATTCTCACGCATTACTACGTATTGCTTGGGGTAGATCTAAAACCCTCTGTTTGAAACTCTAAGATTTATATTACATTCGTCTACGAGTTGCGTTCACTTGTGAACGAACTCTTCGACTTGGGTTTGTTTATGGATAAAGATCCGACAGTTACACTACTCTGAACTACAAATCATTGATAGTTTGATTGTCGGATTTGATTAATACTATTGTCAACACTAACAAATGAGGGAATCTGATATGAATAAGCTACATGGAAAGAGGCTAAATCAGCTAGTTTATGACTACAAGATAAGCCATCTAGATATAATACCTACACCAAAGAGACTATCGTTAGATAGAATATTTGCTAGGTATATACGTAGATATAACACCTATGCAAAGAAAGGAGTTAAGTAATATGGATATACTTATAGGTATAGTTCTAGTTCTGTTAGCGTGTAAGTTGTTAATTGAACTGGTCGGATTTTTTGTCGGTATGAAACTGATAAAAAACATCACAAAAGATTGGGATAAATAACTATGAGGTTATATATTCTATTTGTGATTGTAATGATAATAATAATACTAACATAGGAGATAATATGTTTTGGTTTAGTTTAATACTAGGTATTGTTGGATTCTTAGTAATAGGAATCGTAGCATATCTAGGTATGAAAGCGACAGGTGCATTATGAATATGGTAATGACAGCAGTAGGTTTGTTATTAGTTGTGTTATCTGTCGAGATGCATCCTGATTACTGGCCTATGGAATTAGGTATGTTAATTGGGATCATTGGGATAGTACTTGTGTATATCCCACTAATCAACGAACGAAAGGAATGTGATGACTGTAAAAACAGATATTACTAAAGCACCTAAGTTGTACAGAAATGGTAAGACATATGCACAGAATGTTGCAGATGGTACATTTCAACCAATTGGTGCGTTGAAGTTTCAGACTGAGATGAGGTCTGAGATAGCAGATCTGAAAGAGATGTTATCAAATATCGCTGAAAAGTTGGCGAAATAAATATGTTGGTTACCCCCACTTCAATGTGGGGATACCCACAAGAAAGGAATTTATGAAAGATCAATGGTTAGAAGGTAAATATGCTGTAATCATGGAAGTAGCAAAGACTCTTGGTATGGATGAACTTCAAGTTCTCGAAAAGATGATACAAGATCTTTGGTGGGAAAAGTTTGAACAGAAAGAAAAAGCTAATGATGCAGCACAGTAGAGTGATATTCAAGAACAGACTCAGAGGTAGAAAGATCTCTCTAAAGAGAGGACTTGAAATCATATATCGATTACCCTTCACAGGATTTATCAGACAAGATAAATTTTGGTGGTGGCGTAATTATATAGATTGGATCAAGTACTTACCAATAGAGTATCCAAGCAAGGGTATGCTAATGGTCGTGAGATTAAATCTTGATAGTAAAGATCCAAATACTATTAGAGTGGTAACCACCGGTGGCATTGATAAACGAAAGCCACAGGTGCTTAAGAAACTATTTAGAAAGGAGTTATGATGAACTATAGAAACAACATTGCAGACTATCTGTTTATATTTCGTAGATGGAATTATCTAACACAATCTGATTGTGGAGATATGATCGGCCATACATTTCAACAATGGCAGAAATACGAATCAGGTAGAAATGAAATGAAAGCATCTAAGTTATTAGAGTGTGCAGCTGAGTTCAAAAGCAAAGGTAAGATATTTGATCTACATGCTGTAATAAATTTGTCTCCAGCACAATATCTAGAAAAGCTGGGAACAGAACACAATTATCCACCTTTGTATCATATAATTAGAAAGAAGTTATCACTTGATAATGCTAGTGTATCAAGTTCTAACGAAGGGATAAAATGAATGCTATCGTAAATATGTTAAAGTTTGTAGGTTTTACACTAGGATCTGTCCTAGTTCGTAAAGGCTATAACTGGTTAGTTGAAGATGTAGATCCCCAACCAGGAACTAAAGAGTTCGCAAGGGAGCTACGTGATACAGAAATAAAATACAAACGATTGAGGAGGAAATATGAATCGTATATCAAAAGCAACAAGTACATTGCTAAAGATTCTGACCATACCAGCTAGAGTAACAGTTGGTATTATCAGAGCTGTTCAGAAAGAAATGCCTGAACAAATAGAGTTTCCTTATGAACTAAGGAAAAAACAAGAAAAGGAGTCATATGACAGAGAAAGTTAAAAAGACACAGAAAGAAAGAGTGTCTGAGAAGTATGGTGCTATGGTATCGTACTACGCAGAACTTCTTGGATTGTGTCATAAAGCTGTAGCAAAGAATGATGTGCTAAGTAAGCTAGATCCTATGGGTCAGAAAACTTCAGCGACTACATTATTCATCAGATCTTGTGCAAGAATGGACAAGAGTGATGATGCTACAAGTGCAGCTCAAAAACTTATGAATATAGGTGATGAAGCTGCTAGTCAAAAGATTGCATAACATCGTTAGATCACTGTGCAATGACCCCATGTGTTTGAAATCTTTTTTCCCTCGTTCGCTTGGTATGAGCCACACAAACAGAAAGGAAACAATGAAACCAATACGTAAAGATGAACAAGTATACTTAAAAGAGTACATCAATAGAAAGTTTGATCGTCATAGATCACATTTAGAGTCTGAAAGACAAATTGATGTAGACAATTCTGTAGAAAAGAATCTATCAAAGTTTAAAAAGACATTGAACTTAAATGATATGATTAAAACAGTAACTAAATTATCATCAGATTATATTGATTTTGTAGATAACTATGAATCACGTAAGTTAGATAAAAAAAGACGTTTAATTGAAGCTGGTGAGAAACTACAAAAAAAGCTGAGTAAGTGGCAATCTGTTAGAAGATGGGAGAAAACTCCTGATTTTGTAGGAAGATTGACAGGTGATGATAATCCAATAGATATAGCTGATATAGATAAATTTCTTACATCAGTATGCGAAGAAGAAACTGTAAAAGCATACGATAGAAGTAAGAAAGGTTTAGCTATTAGAAAACTAGATGCACAAAGAGAAGAAGCAGAGAATGCATTATACTCTGGTGGATCTATGGCAGCTGTAAGACAATACATCAATAGTGTATTCACTCAAGCAGGAATTGCTGATAACGTTGCAAAGAATTTGTTAATGTTATCTCAAAAATAATTACTACTACAAGAACAACCAAGTCTTAACTCGAAGAGCTAAAGCTATTAGAGTAGGATATAAGGGAGTAGCTACAGTGGTAATCGGTATGCCCCCACCCTGACTTGCGTGGGGGCTACCTCAACAGAAAGGAACTTATGAAAAATGAAAACAACAATATAGTTTATTGTGTTGTACAAATCGATTGGACTTGGACAACTAATGAACCAAGACCTAGTATCATTGCAACGTATGGCAATCGTGAAGATGCAATACAGAAGCAAGATCTTATGAAAAAGATAGCGACTATTGATCAAAGCAAGATGCAGTTCAAAGTAATATCTATAACTTATGAGGAGAAAGATGCATCCAAGAAAGCAGATTAAGATACTAAATGATGCTACTAAAAGAGCTTTGAAAGATGTAGATAAACAGCGTGGAGAAGCTCCACCTGACTACATCGCAGAGTTCTTTAAGTGGTGTAAGTTAGTAAAGAAGTATATTAGGGAGGCATTGAACTAATGTCATTTACACCTGATCCAAATAAAATGAATAATATAAATAAACTAACTAAATTATTGAAAGATAATAGTTGGGAATACGATATAGTCTTAGTTACTGATCATGCAGTATTATTGAATATTGAGGTCATGCCTAAAGATTATGTAGAAGCAGAGGAGATAGAATGAAAAAACATAGACATGAAGATGTAGAAAGAGATGAGTTACATGTATATATGTTCCAAAACATCAAGCATAATATTAGTTTGTTTGTTGATGCAAAGAGTGGGAACCATGCATGTGAGTTATTTGATAAATGTGATTTTCCAAACAGAACAGATTGGAAGATCTTTGTAGAACTAGGGAGTCAACCAACATGAAACGAAAAACAGTATGGAATGTAATAATATGGAAAGCAAATGGTGATGAAAACATTAGAGTATTTGTACAAAGACCTGACTTTGCAAATATTTATCCATTAATTGATACTGATATGATAGAATTTGCAAGAGGATATCATGAAGATCAAGGTGGTTATTTTGACATGCATTGTGATGAAGAAGCAAAGCTCAAAAATAAACCAGTAAATGAAAGAGCTACTAAAGCTTGGTATGCTTGGCAAAAGAAAACTGGACATATGTCCTTGCCAGGTGATACTATCAATGGCGATATAGCCATATTAAAGCAAGTAAAGGAACCTGATGAGGAGGTACAGAGTGTCGTTAAAGTTGCCTAAGACTAAAATAGTCAAGGAAGCAGAACAACAAGTGGCTAATTTAAAGACTTCTATCGACTTGATGTCGAATATCATTGAATTAGCTGCTGTATCTGATAAACATGCATTACAGTTACAACAATGGATAAAAGAATATTCTTTAGACATTGAGTTACTTGATGCACAAATAACGGAGGTTGCAACACATGATTGATAAAAATGCTGCGATGAAAGCTGATTATCTTAGAGTGTTAGCTGAAAATAAAAAGCTAAAACAAGAGAATGCTAATCTTCAAAAGGAGATCCATGTGATGAAATCTATTATCCCAAAGGATGAGATGGAGTCATGGCCAACTGGGTTAGGAGATAAAAAGGATGAGTGATGAATATACAATAGGTTCTGATCGTGTAGTTCGTTTAGAAAAACGAGG